GATGTGCCGCCAAGATTGGTTTGTCAAGATTCATCTCCCTGAGACGGGGCGACAGATTTTCACCTCTGAATACATTCAAGGAGATGAGTGAAGATGGCGAAGAAGATGGGCGCCAGGGAGTTCTTCAAGTGGCTCCTGATCGAGTTGGACTCCTGGCCCGGTTGGGATCAGTTCTCCGAGGAGGACGAGGAGGAGGTCCAGAAGCTAGAATGGTTCGAGGTTTCCGAACACATGGAGATCGACTACTCCGGCCTCTCTGACGAGTTCCTCGAGGTGGAGCTGGTCTGCCTGTGCTGCGGAGTTCGCCCAGAGCTCTGCGAGGGCTGATCACTCGACTCCGCCGGTCGCTGTGCCTGGGGCTCTGCCTGGTTCCGAGGCCGCTGGAGCCGGAGGCTCGTACCCACCACCGAAGTCAGGGAGGTTGGTACCAAAGACACGCTCCAAGATGTCGACGAATCCCCAGATCGGGCCTCGAGCCGCGATGGTCACACCGGCTGCCAGGGCCGCTTGATCCCGTTGGAGAAAGAAATCGGTCAGTATCACGTGCATGTCTTCTGTCGGGGAGGTCGCCTGGTATGCGAATGCTATGCCAGTGAAGCCGAGAGAAGCAGCCAGCGTCAAGAGAACAATCATTCCCGTGACGTCGTTCATCAGGGTGACGATCGGCGTCATGATCCGATTGACCTGGTAAGCTCCGATCGCCGACTCGAGGATCTCGCGCTCCTTGTCCTGCAGACTGATGCGGTACTCGATCACCTTGTCCGGCTTTCGCTTGGTCATCGCCATCACTCAGGAGGTGTCGGCCATGCGTCGGCGGCGTCGTTGGCCTCAGTGTGGTTCTGCGGGAGATCTCGAAGCGCCTGGCGGTACTCCTTCCAGGATGTCGAGAGAACGACATCCTTGAGAGCTCGCCAGTCGGAGTCGACGAGCTCTCTGTCACGCTCGGCTCGGACCTGCTCCCATGAGAAGTCGTGCTCGAGCTCCTCGACGAGGAGCCCGGCCTCAAACATCCGTACTTTTCTCGTCAGTGGCATAGCGATCACGTAATTTTCAGAGTAACTGATATCTTCTGCTTACTTTGAGGATAGAAGTCGGTCAGAGTAGGACTGGCCGGAAGCGATAAATCACTTCCGCTTAGGCGAATACATCGAGCATTGGCGTTGATGTTGGGGGTATCTATCGTGCACATAGCCGGCGGATAGAGGGCTTGAATCACTCGCAGCGTAAGGGCTACACCTGTTGTGCTTCTGCACCAGCCTATCCAGTAGGAAGTGCCTTTCACTAAAGTTACTTCATCGCTTAGACTCGTATCGTAGACTGTAGCTACCGACTCGGTGTCGAAGACGCCTTTTCCTAGAAGCGTGTCTGGCGCTCCCGTAGTGGCTACCGTGCTGTAGATCCCTACTTGGAGATCATTCGCCTCGCTGGATGCTGCGGTGACCTCTATTCCCATCTCGCCGACGACTCCGGACTCGGGGGCCACGAATGGAAAAAAGAAGCACTTGTCATTGTTAGTCGACACTGAGTTTGCCTCGGTTGTCGTGTTGCCCGATCCGTATGGCGGATAGCCGGAGATCGGATAACGAACGTATGAGGCATTGATGAAGTCCTCTGGGAGCACGACGTTGTATTCGTTGCCGCCCCCACCGGCCTCGAGCAGGCCCGTCCACTCGCCGGATACGCATAGCCTGGCTAGATTGACTATGATCAGGTCTACCATTTCCTGCTCGTTCATGTCTTCGATCGTGATAGGCTCACCTACGCCCTGGACCTGGGCAAAGGTCACAGAGTCTAGATCGAGGTTCTGCAGTAGTGGAAAGACCCTCCTCGAAGGCTTACGATCCTCAGCTCTCATCCTAACAACCCGTCCCATTCAGATTTGACGGATAGCCTGGCAAGGTTCACCGTGATGAGGCGGATCAATTCCTCTCGATTTAGGTCCTCGATGGTGATTGGATCACCGACATCCTGCACGTTGCTGAAGGATATCTGCGCTGCGCCGTCGCCAGCCTCGAGAGTCTTGGTCTTCAGTAGCTTGTATACGCGCGGGGAGATCGGGTGTGTCATCATCTCAGCCCCATCATCAAGATGGCAAAGCCCCAAAAGTTGTTTGGAATCTGAAAGGCCCCTCTCGGGTCGAACGGTCCCGGCCCTGCCCCGTTACCGACTCCTCCTGCTCCATTACCTGCTGCTGCTGCGCGCGCTGCGTTGGATGCTGCGACCTGTGCAAGTCTCCTCTGTACCTCTGCAGTTGTGGCAGCGGACACCCCGCCGATCTGTTCGCCTGTCCCAGTTAGTTCATACACACTTTGAACGATTGGCAACGTCGACACCTCACTTGAGCTGCTTAGATCGCATTTTGGCTATTCTCTCGATGCTGTCGAGGTCTTTGGTCGAGATGAAGTCACGAAGATAGAGCTTCTTTGCCTTTGAGAGGATCTCCGCGAGTCTTCTGCGGCCAGCAGCCTTCGTCATGCGCGCCAATTTCTCACCTCTAAGCACTCGTGAGGAACTGGGCTTTGAAATTCAGGTTGACGGGTGCGGCGAGATCCGCTGGGAGGGCCTGCTGAACGCTGGGGTCTGTGTCGGTGACGCTGCCGACGACGTTGCCCAGGGCGTCGACGATGTAAGCGCCGTTGGTTTCGATAAGAGCTGCGTCGACCGTGATGAAAGTCGCGGAAATGCAGGTTTGGCCCTGGAGCGTGTCTCCGATCGAGTTCCCAGTCTGGATGTCAACGAGCTCATTCGTGGCCCCACCGGTCGGCGTGACATGGAATATCCTCGAGACTCCGCGATTGGTGAAGACTGCCATGCTTGCTCCTCGATCGGCAGCGGTCTGTGTCATGACCTTGAGCAGGTCGCCGGCCTGCAGCGTAAAGGGAGCCCAGAGTCTTGGAGTGAACGTAGAGGCTCCCTTCACACAGACGGCGATGTTTGCAGCTACGACGCCTTGACGGAGGATGTAGGCGTACGAGACTCCAACGGATCCACTCACTAGACCATGAGTGACGGTCTTGCCTGGAGCATAGTCTCCAATGTTGATCGCACTGACGGTGTACACGGTGTCCGTGGTCAGTGATGTCTCAGTCCCTTCAACGACTTCGAGCTTAAGAGGTATGTTCGTGCCGTCACTGCAGACTAGATTTCCCACGCATGTCGTTGTCGCCATCCAATCACCTCAGATCTTAACGCCGATCCCCAGGGGCTTCATGAGATTTCTATTTACATTGGCGATAGGCTTTCGGAGCAAACGCTTCGCAAATTTGAAAGTTAGCCCAATCCCGATCGCTGAGACAGCCATAGCCTGATAGTTCTGCATGAAGTTGGCCTGCATCGCATCGAAGGAGGAGCCTGGATCACTGACGATGCCGCCCAGGGTGAGCGCAGCGCCTCCGTTGGTGGTCGCCATCGCCATCCCTGAACCAGTGCCGTCGAATCCGAGGACGCCGATCGGTGAATTGGCGAAAACGCCAGAGGTGAGGACGCTCGCGTACGCATACGACTCGGCGAGGTCGATGAGACTGATCTTCTTGGCAGTGCGCCGCCTGGTCTTTCGGCCTCTTCGCCTCGCCATGATTGAAAAACCGCAGTAGTAGGTTTATAATTTATTGGAATTCGTCAATTGAAGATTGAAACCGTCCGTCCGGGCCTTTCTGCGTGACAACAGCTTCAATCGTGTTCATCTTCTGAGCTGCGATCGACTGTATCATTTGTGCGATGGCACCCTGTATAGGATTTGGAGGTTCAAAGTCGATCCCGCCTTCCATTACACGATCAACGAGACTCTTCAGTGCCAGGGCGAGACGTTCATCGAGCAGCTCGAGCATGTTTGCAAGCTCTATCCTCAGCCAGAGAGCGAAAATGACCATTCCAGACAGGGTCAAGAGGTCCAAAACACCTAGAATCAGCAATTCAGTGGCAACCATGTGCCGTCCTCCAGCCCCAGACCGTCCTTCAACCTACCTTTATCCCTTATTTTAGCCACCCCGCGCGCCCACCCTACACCGTACACCGTCTTTAGTGGTTGCTCGGCTGCTCATTGTTGCGATAATAATAATAACATCCCCTTTCCTGCCTCGGCCATGTGCCCTGGCATCTCTGCAAGCCTGTCCGAACCCGCATACGCCATATTTGCGTCGTGGCCGAAAAAGATGCGCTCTAGGAGGCTATCTGAGACACTTGAGGACCATAAGCGATGTATCGACCGCACCGCGCAGGTGAAGCGCCTCAGCGCAGGTGAAGCGCCTCAGATCGTCCATCAGGGTGCTTCAGGAGCGACTCGAAGAATTGGGGGTGGAATTGTGAGATCTGTGGGGACATGTTGCGATTCTAGGGAACTTGAAGAAGTGTCCCTGAAGTTGGACCATTCTAATCTTATTCGACGAATCCGTTGCGTGAAGTGTGGTCGGCGTTTTGATTTGCGTTATGCAGTCGAACATTACAGCACCCAGTGGCTTTGGGAGGATGATTCATGAGAAAGGGAATGTGGGAATGCCCCCAGTGCCAGACATGGTGGACTTGGGAGACTCGCCCTGGCACGATCACTCTGCAGCGTCGATGTCGCAAGTGCGGCAAGCGAGTCCGTGCGCAGCTAGTCCGGCACTGGTCCGGCCGAGGGCGTCCTCGTGGATGGAAACTTATTGAGCGCCCGAAGCACATGCCCCACTATGCGCTGCGGGCTGAGTGCCGACAGAGGAACAAGAGAGAGTGATTGAATGGGTTGTGTATGTGCGAAGGCCTTCGATGCTGAGTTCGAGAGTGTGAGTCTTGAGATTCAATGCTTCGATTGACGAATTCCAATAAATTATAAACCTACTACTGCGGTTTTTCAATCATGGCGAGGCGAAGAGGCCGAAAGACCA